AGTATTAGTAAATGGGGAGGTGACCTACCAAAATTATTTAATCAACAATATACATGTTTAACAAGTGCAGATAATCAAAGTACATCTTATGCAACATTCCCATCAGTAACAAATTGTGTTAATTTCTGTTACGATAAATATAAAGATTATTTCACTGTGGGTATTACTGATTTTGAAGACGAAAATGTCTTCGTATCAGGTTTTACTAAAACATGGATAGAAAGATTCCCACAGGATAGATTATCTGAAACACCAAATATATATGATAATTATAGAACTGGTAATACAACACAATTTAATTATCTAAAAACAAAAGTTACAGATTGTTATAATATAATGAAATCTATGGGTATTTGATTTATTTAATTTATCGTATATTTATATAAAAAATAATAACATGGACGTAAAACAATTGTTAGATAACTATTTAGGAAGAAAAACTAGAATCACTGAAAAAGATGCTGGTAATGGATTTAAAGAAGTGTGTGATTTAGACACTGGTGACTGTTACACAATAAGAATGAAAGATGGTCTTATTGAAAGAGTTGACAATACTTATATGTCAAATAAAAAAATTAACGTTGAAACAACAACTGGAATAAAACAACTTTTAAACGGATAAAAAAATGGGAGTTTCTGAAAAAATTCTATTAGAAATAGAGAAATATAATAAGATTAATAAATATATCTCTGAGCAAGAGGCTCCTGCTGATATTCCACCACCACCACCCGCAGGTGATTTACCTCCAGCTCCTGATGCGGGGGCAACACCTCCACCTCCAGCTGAAGGTGGTGCGGAGACTCCTACAACTACAGAACCACAACCCGTAGATGTCGCTTCTGACCCAGACGTTGAAAAGGTTGGTGAGGAAAAAGAAGAAGAAAATACTGAGGAATTAGAAATAACTGATTTAGTTAAATCACAAAAAAATATTGAAGATAAACAAACTGAATATTTTGAAAATTTATTCAGTCAATTATCGAACCTTGAGGATAAACTAAAAGATATGGATTCTGTAATGGAAAGACTTAATAGTATTGAGTCAAAGATAGAAAACTACAGACCAAAAAGTGCTCAAGAAAAATTGGAATTAAGAAGTTTAGATTCTGGTCCGTTTAACCAAAAACTAACAGATTTTTTCACAGACAAACAAGAAGACATCAAAAAAACAGGTAAAAACGAATACGTTTTAACTACCGATGATGTTGAAGATTTTTCACCTTCTGATATTAAAAATACTTTTACTCAGTACGGTGATAATAACGAATATATGTCAATTAAGAATTAATAACTTATTTGACTTTTACGGCTGACACTATTACTATTGTTTATTAACTATTAATTTTTATATTTTTATGGCGACAAATTCATTAGATGCTGTTCTCGCTCAGTATGAAAAAGCGAAAAGTGGAGGAAACTCTCAAAACAAAATGTCTCAAGAAGACAGAATGAAAAAATATTTTGCGGCTATTCTAACGCAAAATGAAACATCAGGACAAAAACGTCTTCGTATTCTACCAACACCTGACGGTTCTTCACCGTTCAAAGAAGTTTGGTATCACGAAGTTCAAGTCGAGGGTAAATGGAATAAAATCTATGACCCAGGAAAGAACGACAACGAGCGTTCACCTTTGACTGAAATTCACGACGAATTAATGTCAACAGGTAAAGAGTCTGATAAAGAACTTGCAAAATCTTATAAACCACGTAAATTCTACATCGTTAAGGTTATTGACCGTGATAACGAAGCGGATGGTGTTAAGTTTTGGAGATTTAAGCACAACTACAAGAACGAAGGTATCTTGGATAAAATCATCCCTATTTGGAAAGCTAAAGGTGATATTACTGACCCTGAAAAAGGACGAGACATTATTTTGGAACTTACAAAAGCTAAAACTCCAAAAGGGGCAACCTACACAGTAATTCAAACTATTATGTATGATGACCCTTGTCCTGTTCACGCAGATGCAGAAACTGCGAAAACTTGGATTGAAGACCCACTTACATGGGCGGATGTTTATTCTAAGAAACCTGTTGAGTACTTGGAAGCGATTGCTCGTGGAGAGACCCCAAGATGGTCACAAGAATTAGGTAAATATGTTTATGGTAACGAAGCGTCTGAAATGAGTATGGGTGGAGGTTCATCATATTCTGACCCACAGGCAGATGCTGAGCCAGATGGTGATTTACCATTCTAATTTATAAAAGGTTGGACACTATCATGGACAAAGTGTCCAACCTTTGTTATTTTTAATACAAACAATTTAAACGCATAGACACTTATGGCAATAAAGAAAAAAGAATTTTCTCTTGATGCAATCAAAAACAAATATTCTACAAAAACTAAATACAAGGATACGGAGTTCTATGAAGTCGATGAAGCTTTCCATAGTTCTTGTGGTCTACCTGGCCCTGCTTTGGGGAACATCAATATGTTCTTGGGGCACTCAAATTCTTCCAAAACGACCGCTCTTGTCAAAGCGGCTGTGTCTGCTCAAAAGAAGGGGCATTTGCCTGTTTTCATTATCACCGAGAAAAAATGGTCATGGGAACACGCCGTTGAGTTAGGACTTCAGGCGGAAATGATTGATGGTGAGTGGGATGGTAATTTTATATTTAATGATAATTTTGATTACATTGAGCAGGCAACTGACTATATTAACGAATTATTAGATGAACAAGAAAAAGGTAATATTCCATATTCATTATGTTTTCTATGGGATTCTGTAGGTTCTATTCCTTGTAAAATGACATTTGACGGTAAAGGTGGAAAGCAACATAACGCATCTACTTTGGCCGATAAAATTGGTATGGGTATTCACGCTCGTATTACTAAATCTAAAAAAGAAGATTACCCATATTATAACACTATGGTTGTGGTTAACCAACCTTGGGTGGAACTTCCTGACAATCCATTTGGACAACCACAAATCAAGGCAAAAGGTGGTGAGGCTCTTTGGTTAGCGTCAGCTTTGGTTTTCCTTTTTGGAAATCAAAAAAATGCTGGTATTAATCACATTACGGCAACTAAAAATGGTAGAACGGTATCTTACGCTATCAGAACTAAAATCTCTGTTTTAAAGAACCATATTAACGGATTAGGGTATAAAGATGGTAAGATTATCGCAACACCACAAGGGTATATCTCAGACACTAAAGAGGCATTAGAAGAATACAAAAAACAATATTCACAATATTGGAACGCGATTCTTTCAGGTACTGGTGAAATTACTCTTGATGAATCTGAAGAATCATTTGAAACTGAAAACGAACCATTTTAATTAATAGTTTGTGAAGAAGACTCTCCTTGTAGACGGAAATAATTTAATGAAGATTGGATTTCACGGTGTGAAGGATTACTTTCACAACGGAGAGCATATCGGAGCGATTTATCACTTCATTAATACTTTAAGAAAGTTTATTGAAGAACAAAATTTCGATAAAGTAGTTGTATTTTGGGATGGTGAAGACTCCACAAGTATTCGTGGAGTCCTTTACCCAAAATACAAACAAAACAGAAAATTAGTTATGGAGGACGCAATATTCATGTCCTACCTAAAACAAAAAAATCGTATCAAACAATACCTTGAAGAAATCTATGTAAGACAGATTGAAATATCAGGACGAGAAGCTGATGATTTAATTGCTTACTATTGTCAGGTTTCTGATAATGAAGATAAACTAATTTTTTCATCAGACAGGGATTTAACTCAACTTATATCTGAAAGAGTATCATTATACTCACCATCATTAAAAACTACATTTAAAAACGGGGATAAGATTAAATTTGATGATTTTTATTTTCCTCATTATAATGTTAAAACCTTAAAAATTATGACTGGTGATAAAAGTGATAATATTGAAGGAATTTATCTTTTGGGTGAGAAAACATTAGTTAAATTTTTTCCTGAGATGCTTGAAAAACCAACATCTTATAACGATATTTTAACAAGAGCAGAAGAACTTTTAAAAGAACAAAAAGATAATCAAACTTTAAAAAATCTTCTAACAGGAAAAACAAAGTCAGGTATATACGAAAACGAATATTATGTGGTCAATGAACAGATTGTTGATTTATCAAACCCACTCCTTAAAGACGAGGACAAACAAGAAATCTCCCAAATTGTTAACGAAACATTAGAAACTGAAGGTAGAAGTTATAAAAACGTTATTCGATACATGGTCGAAGACGGGATATTTAAATACCTACCTAAAGGAGATGATTCGTGGACATATTTTTTAAAACCATTTATGAAACTAACAAGAAAAGAAAAAAAACAAAAAAACAAAAATTAAT